GGAGTCGCCATCCCACGCAATTGTGGCATCGCTGTCAGTACCAAAGATGATTGTCTCATCGTCAGCATAGTAGTTCCAGTCATAACCTAGAGCAGAACGAGCCAAAAGCCTCGTGTCACCCGTTACGTCTGACATCTTAAATGTAAGTTTAGCCATTATATTTTGTCCTCATTAGTGAAAGATAAACCGTTCACATCATCTTGAACACTTCGATTTGTACGCCACATGGCTTGCTTTATAGATTTCTTTAAAGCTGTCGTTGCAGCAATGTCCGGTAGGGATGCCTCCATTAGATTCATCACCTCTCCGATCATTCTTTTAGTATGGATATCCAAACTCTGCAAAACTGCATCTGTGTATACATTTCTCATCATTCACCATTACATTACATTACATCCAAAAAGAAGTTGGGGGGTGACTACTAAGAGCCACCCCCAACCATTGTTCTTACGAGTTAAGGTCAGTAACCTTAGACTGTACGAAGAAGTTCTTGCAGCGAAGCTCACCCATTGTGTAGAGTAGACCACGAACTACCAACGCATTAGCTGCGAAGTAGTCACGGTTTTCTACATACTGTGTAGGCTGTGCTACAGCAATTTCAAGGTAGTCTGTGTCAAGAACGTAAACGTTCGAGCCAAGAACCGCATCAGCAGTGCTAACACCCTTTGGAGTGTCTGCATCTGGGAGAATTGGGATACCCTGATAAGTTGCTAGGACTAGACCAGTTCGAGTGCCGGGGAACGTTCGTTCCGAACCAACACCAACCTGATACTCTTCCTGTCCCATGTACCGCTGCTGAGAGTTCAAAAGACGCTCTAGCTTGAAGTACTGGTCATGTCCAAGAGTGATAAGCTTTGGCTCACCACCATTGGTTCGGATGGTCTGAATACAGTCATCCAAGAGGTTCAAGGAGAGGTATCGCCCTGTACCGTTGTTGTCCTTAACCGTAGCCGCTGCGTTCCATGCACCAGAGGTGCGGTCAGCATAGGTAAGGTCATAGGCTCGTACTCCACCGTTTGCGGCGAAGTTAGAGTTTGAGTCGTATACACCACCCATTGAAGCACCGTCAACAGCGACGATATCATCAATGGAAGTGAAACCTGCACGACTGTAAGCTGCAATAACGTCACCGTCTGCAACAGCAGCAGTGGTAGTACCGTGCGTGATAACACCTGTTGAAGTGTTGACAGCCGAAACTGTTACACCACCAGTGTTGATCCAGTTGTTTGCAGAAGTATCCCAAACTGACAGTGCGTCACCAATTTTAAAGTTGGCTGCAACTGAAGCTGGAACAGTTGAGGTAGTTGTGCTACCTGCGGAAACAACGAAACCGGAAGCTGCCATGAGTTCCTCGTTGATTTCCTTTACGTGGTCAAGCTGTGCATTCTCGTTCTCCATCGCAAGAACATCACCAATACCACCTTCAAGTTGCGCCGTGAAGACTGACTTCACAGATGCACCGAATGTAGTCGAAACGATTCGAGGCAAGCTCGATACCGTCTCGATGTTGGAAATGTCCACGGTTGGAAGCGAACCAGTTTCAGTTACCGGGCGAGATCGACTCGATCCACGGTCTGTCCTGATACGCCAACCTGCGGTGCTACCCCAGACAGTTCTGGGAATAGCGTTGAAGAAACGGGTCTGCTTGTTTAGAGCTTGCCATACCTTCCTACCATACGTAGTATTAAAAATGCCAGTAGCGGAATCAACCGTAAAGTACGTCTGCTTTTGCAGGTACTCTGGGCCGAAAACGGAGTTGTATAGACCCCGTTGCGACTGAGCAAGATATTCACTTAGTGAAGGATTAGCCATCTTTAAATCTCCTGTGTCTTACTAGTTATTAATTAAAGGAGTTCCCTCGGAACTCCGGTAGTGTCTCCAGCTTGTATTCGCATCTGGAGGGCGCGAAGCTCTCCATATGAAAGACTAGCAAGCTGATCAACAGTGTCGCCATCAGAGGCTGATTTTACAATTGGAGTTGTTCCATCAGTACCAAGAGCAGCGATTTGCGGTGCGACCAATCCA